ACGCCGAGAGTCCTGACTTAACTGATAGAATATATCAGAATATATTAGTAATAGACTTACTAAGCGAGGAGTATCTAAAAGATGCAAAAATGGATTGGGTTGTTAATGGGTTGCAAGAAGAATTTGTTATCACTAACGACCAAGAGAGTGGACGCTGCGGTTGCGGTGAAAGCTTCTACATATAGGAAAAATATGAAAACAGGAACGAAAGGACTAGACCTTATCAAATTCTTTGAAGGGCTAGAATTAGAAGCATATAGATGCGCTGCGGGTGTATGGACAATAGGCTATGGACACACTAAAGGTGTAGAAAGAGGCATGAAAATTGATGCAAATACAGCGAATGAAATGTTGTCAGAAGAACTGACAGAGTATGAAAATTATATTAATAGTTATGTAACAGTAGAACTAAATCAAGACCAGTTTGATGCAATGGTATCGTGGGTTTATAATTTAGGTGGGGGAAACTTGAAAGCAAGTACACTTCTACAAGTATTAAACGCTGCCGACTATGACGGAGTACCAGCTCAGATGATGAGATGGAACAAAGCAGGTGGCAGAGTGCTAGAAGGACTAACAAAACGAAGACAGGCAGAAGCCGATTTGTTTAGTGGTAATTAAATTTAACGACAAGGACTACCACATCTCGCAAGAGATGTGGGACGCAATGAATAAACAAGCAACCGAACGCAACATGACTATAGACGAATATATAGCAGAAGCTTTCACATTACTAAAGGAACAGAATGAAAACACAAGACACTGATGAGTACATAGTTTATTCTAGTTACATGCAAGGAACAAAAGAAGCTGTAGTTGTAAAACAAAGAGCAGGTAGCATTTGGGGAATCATTTTAAGAGAAGAAGGCAAACAAGAATTACTAGAATGGTACCCAACACATAGCCAGACTTGGGCAGACAATGCCGCAGAGAATTTTGTCGATAATATTAAACAACTATGAACGAAGTAGAAGTATTAAAAAATGAAATAGCTTCCATGCAGAAGCAGTTAAATAATGCTTTTAAAAGAATCAACGAATTAGTAGCAGAGAAAGAAGATTTAGCAGAACAAATCTCAGAAACTACTAAAGATAAAAATTTAAGAATTATGAGTCATTCATCACTAACACCCAGAGAATGGGATATAGTACATGGTGATAGTGAGTAATAGTAAAACTTGGCAAAAAAACAGTGATGAGTGGGTCAAAATGATGCACGCTAGTAACGAGAGGAAACAAAAAAGAATGAATCAACAAGGATATAAAGTAGAGATTATCTTTACACAACCCCTAACAAAAGAAGACCCAGCCGACTGGATATTAGAAGCAGTCAATGAGGGCAAATTCAAAGAAAATACCAACCATGTACATGCTACATCCGTATCTCCAATAGACTTGGAAAGTGATGAGTATAAGTGGATGAGTGATGCTGCTCAGTAGACTTCATAATCTAGAGTTAGCATTATCAGTTGTTCTGAAAAACCAGACCAACCAAAAGCCCAGTGTTTGGGCAGAGCTTGAGAAGGAAGTCGTAGACTTACAATCAAGAATAGAGGAGACTAAATGTCAAATCAAGAGAAGTTCAGCGGAGACATGAGCCGTAACGAGGTCGAGATTGACCTTAACAAATTCATGGCAATGGTATCAGAAATCGGAGAGCTTAAAGCTAAGATTATGGAACTAGAGAATGATAAGGAGCCAGACAATCCATGGCAGAAATGGATATGGTTATCAAACATGATAGACGCATGGAGAATATTTCCTAGAGCGTTTTTATCTGTATATATTATATTACTATATAAGTGTACAATTTGGTTCATGGAATTACCAGAACCAACATTTGAACAATCAGGATTAATTTCGGTAGTAGTAGGAGCAGGAGCAGCCTGGTTTGGACTATATGCTGGAACAGCAAAAGATAAGATTAACTCAAAATAATACTTGACATTGCATTTAAAATTGTATATAATAGTTGTATGAATTTATTTTACTTAGACGAAGATTTAGACAAATGCGCAGAAGCTCATGTTGACAAACATATTGTCAAGATGCCACTAGAAGTTGCTCAAATACTATGCACAAGCATATGGATTGACCAATTTCTAGGCTTCGTTCCACGCGCACTCAACAAAGAAGAAAGAGATATACTCAACGCTGAAAAAGCAAAGATTAAACATCTACCCCCAGCAGAAAGACCCATTACACCATACTTGCCTATGATGTATAACCACCCGTGCACGATATGGGCGCGTTCTTCATTAGACAACCACGAGTGGACACACTGCTATGGTAATGCTTTAAATGATGAGTATAGATATAGATATGGCAAAGAACATAAGTCCATACACGAAGTAGTAAATAAATTACCAGAGCCAGTAAATATGCAAAGAGTAGGCTTTACAGAGTTCGGACTAGCTATGCCAGACGACCTTAAAGATTATGATAATCCAATACAATCGTATAGAGACTATTATCACCTTGACAAAGCAACTTTTGCTAGTTGGAAGTATAGAGATAAACCACATTGGTGGAGCGAGGACTACGCAGACTATGAGAATAGAATTACAAGAACAGCCTAAATTATCAGTATACTTTCCAAGCAACTGGACACAATTACAAATAGACACTTGGTTAGCTAAGTGGTATAAGAACAATAGACAGACACATTAAGGACAGACATGACAGACCAACAAAAATTTAATGACTACGCAAGATTCGTAGACATAACAACATCAGCAACAAGTAAGAATACTGATGTAATGCTAAGCAGAATGGATAAACTGCAAGGAACTACTAGCCATAAGGGCGAAGAAAGAACAGAAGAAATGCAAGTAGCAAGACTATTAACATCAGTTATCGGAATGATGGCTGAGAGTGGAGAGTTTGCAGAAGTAGTAAAGAAAAAAATATTCCAAGCAGACACACAGTTTACAGAAGATGAAATATTCCACATGAAAAGAGAACTAGGAGATGTTCTTTGGTATTGGGTGCAAGGTTGCACAGCTTTAGGCTTTACTCCTCACGAAGTAATGGAAGAAAACATTAAAAAACTAGAGCAAAGATATCCAAATGGTTTCGAAGTAATACGCTCTGAAGTGAGAGCAGATGGGGATATTTAGTAAGAAACCTCAACCAAACAGTAGTAGTAGTAAGTATAAATTCAACGAGGACAAAGTTCTAAAGCAGTTGAAAATCTATATAGATAGAACATACGACCAACACTACAGCACAGATAAGATTCAAGCCACTGAGTTTATTATAGACTCAGGTATGGGCGAAGGCTTTTGCATGGGTAATATTATTAAGTATGCAAAACGCTATGGAAAGAAAGCAGGCAAGAATGACTTAGACCTGTTAAAGATTATGCATTATACAATTATTTTATTAGGGAGCAAAGATGAAAATAGTTAGAAAAAAATCTCATGAAAAGCTTGATGATGCAACATTACAAAGAGTATCGGAGTATCTAACACAAGATAAACCGATAACAAAAAAAGAAGCATGTGCCATGCTTAATATCAGCTATAATACTACTCGATTGAATAGTATTATGCAAGACTTTAACGAAACATTACAGTTCCGAGCAAAAAGAAAGTCACAAAACAGGGGTAGAAAGGCAACTGACTACGAAATCAAACAGTCTATAGAAATGTATTTAGATGAACAACCCGTATCTAGCATTGCAAGTGCTTTGTATCGTTCGAGTACCTTCGTTAGAAACCTGTTAGATAAAGTAGGTGTGCCACAAAAAAGACCCACCACCCAACAGGGTATGCGTGATAAAATAGGATATTTGCCAGACGAGTGTGTATCTGAAAGTTTTGAGCCTGAAGAAAAAGTATGGTGTGCTAGATACGACCTTCCTGCTAGAATAATAAAGGGGGAGTATAGTGATAAACATGATTGTACAATATATCATGTTTATGTTATAGAATTAACAAATTTTGAAAGCCCATACTTTGGGCATATTAAAGAAGGAGGCTTCCATGCCAACTTCTGCTCTTATGACTTAGGTAGTTTAAGACACTTAAATAAGTACGATATAAATATCTAAGCACAAAGGAGTGTAAACAATGGAATTATGGACAATAGTTCCTGTAGTGTGGATTACAACATGGATAATGTCATGGTATAGAACATACCCAATCATTAGACTACTAGTAATAAACCAGCCAGGAGCAGAACTAATAGTGGATTATAAATACCTCCACATAATTATATATGGAACACTGCTTTTCATTATGACACCTTTTGTATGGAAACTCGCTTTTAGTGATGACCACAGGAAAAGATGGTGTGTATCATATGTAGACTCAGTTTGCAGGAGCAAAACATGAATGATAAAATAAGGGAAGCCTTAATACTTAAATATACAGGCGAATTAGCCGCAGCAGAAATTAATATCAGAGTATACCTGTCAAATCCTGTAGGAATTGGCGAACATGCTGATATCGTTGGAGCAATAGACGAGCAGATTGAAGTAGCTGCAAACGCTCATGAGAAATTAGAATATATTAAAAGCCTAAGTTATTAGGAAAGTAAAAATAGTTCTTGACATGGCACTCAAAAATCTGTATAATATATATTAATGAGTGACAGATATTATAACCAAATGAGAGACTTAACGGGATGGTGCCACGGCATGCCCGAGTATCTCAAAACTAAAAGGAGAAGAAGAATGGCTTGGACAGACGAATCAAAAGCTGAAGCCGTTGAGCTTTATACCGACGCAGAAGCAACACCAGAAACATCTATGGAGATTGTTAAGGAAATTGCAGAGCAACTAGGAGAATCACCTAACGGAGTTAGAATGATACTTACTAAAGCTGGCGTATATGTGAAGAAAACTCCTGCTACTGGGGCTGCAAAGTCTACTGGTGGTGGAAGTGCTAGAGTAAGCAAAGCTGACGCAGCTGAGGCATTAACAAATGCTTTAACTGACGCAGGACAAGAAATCGATGCAGATATTATCGACAAATTGACTGGCAAAGCTTCTGTTTATTTCACAGGTGTATTGAACAACATCAACAAAGGATAAACTAACCTAACTCCATTACTAAAGAAAGAGTTTTCTTAATAGTAATGGAGTATTATAGTGAAAAAAGATGAGTTCTTAAGAACTGTATCAGATTGTGGCGACGCAATCATAACCTATAGGTCTACAAACAGTAGAAAACTTAAGTATAATGTTTGTACCCTAGACTTCGATAACAAGTATATCCAAAGCAAGAAAAACCGTGCTAAGGAAACCCCCGATTCAGTTCTGCTGTTTTGTTGGGATACTGACAGTTATCGCCTATTACAACCTAAGAATGTTACTAGTATACAACCTTTGAGTTCTATACTTAGGAACAAACGATGAAGTTGCATGAAGCCCCTGAGTTATATGAAAAAGTAATCTCTGAAAATGAAGAGGGGACGGAGCAAGTCAAATTAACTATTAATACTTTCTACGATACAGAGTATCTGCATTTAAGGAAGTATTATCTCGACTTCGATGGCGACTTCAAGCCTTCAAAGGACGGGATAGCGATGAAGCTAGACTTTAATAATTCTAAAGGATTGTTTGAGGGACTAGTGGAAATATTATCACTAGCAGAGAGTAAGAGTATTCTTGAGACACACTTCAAGGATATTTTAGACGAAATTTACCTTTCGTAAATTTAGTTCTTGACTTTGCCTGTGATTTTTGATATAATATATAAATGGAAAATATAAAAGCAATACTACAGCAAGCGTCCGAAGATTACTATAATGGTAAACCCTCGATGTCAGATGAACAATTTGATAAGCTAGCTACATATGCTAAGTATGACGAGGTCGGTTTCTCTAGTAGAGACAATAGAATTCCTCATGCGTTTCAGATGTATTCATTACAGAAGATATTTTCTAATGAGCTTGATAAAAACCCTCTAGGCAACTACAAAGGAGACATTACTGTTTCCCCTAAGTTAGACGGAGCGGCTGTATCATTGCTCTATGTTGAGGGACAACTACATAAAGCCTTGACTCGAGGAGATGGAAAGCGTGGTCTGGATATTACAGACAACATGAAATCTCTAGTACCTAATTCATTAGGCGAGTTTAATGGTAAATTACTTCAGGTTACTGGAGAGGTAGTTGCTCCCAAGACTATCAAGAACGCTCGGAACTATGCCGCGGGCGCTCTCAACCTTAAAGATACATCAGAGTTTCAAGAAAGAGATTTGCGTTTCATAGCTTATGGAGTGCAGGAATCGTGGAATGAGTCTTGGAGCATGGATATGTCTTACTTAAAATCATTCGGATTCGATACAGTTCTGTCTAATGACTGGACTGCGTACCCTGATGATGGAATTGTCTTTCGTATAGATGACTATGAGGATTTTTATGCTCAAGGTTATACCTCTAAGCACCCCCGAGGTGCATATGCGCTTAAGCAGCGTAATGAAGGAGTTATAACTAAGTTAGTTGATGTTATATGGAATGTAGGCAAATCAGGGGTTGTAGCACCTGTAGCTATTCTCGAACCTATAGAGATAGATGGCGCAATGGTTAGCAGAGCAACTCTACACAACATGCGTTACATAGACGACCTTAACCTAGAGATAGGTTGCTTAGTCGAAGTAATAAGAAGTGGAGAAATTATACCTAGAATAGTATCAAGGGCAAATTAGTGTCGAAAGGCATATACAATCAAACATACTTCGAGAATAACCCAGAAGAAAGGGACAGAGAAGGTGTGCTCTATGGAATTGTACTAGTGAATACAAAGACATTCGAGAGAGAATGCATCAAGGTAGGAATAGCCAGTGGAAAAGATTGGCGACATATTATAAAGCGTAGCAGGGGCTTCAAAGGATACGATATTCGTATACAGAAGGTTTGGAGCAGCACTCTTTATAATGTGTGGGCACACGAAGTGTACCTACATGAAATATATAAGGACGATAAACATGTTCCTATGTTTAAGTTTGGAGGTCATACTGAGTGTTTCAAAATTGATTCCCTCATTCTTCAGGACTTTCCAAAAAATAAATCTTGACATAGAAACTGAATTTTGTTATAATATATAAATAGAAATTAAGAGAAAAGAGTAAATGAAGCAAATAATCCCGCCAACAAGTTGTCCATCATGTATGATAGACCTTGTTTGGGAGAAAGACCAGTTATTCTGCCACAACTCAGGTTGTAGTGGTAAAACTAGTAAGAAGATTGAACACTTTGCTAAGACTCTTAAAATCAAAGGTCTCGGACCTCGCACAGTAGAAAAACTAAGTATAGATTCTATATTTGACCTCTACGAACTACCATTAGAAATGATGATAGACGCGTTACAGTCTGAGAAACTCGCAGTTAAACTTAGTAGGGAAATTGAGAGTAGTAAAACTGTCGACTTAGTCGAATTACTACCCGCCTTCTCTATAAAACTAATTGGTAATACGGCTTCTCGTAAGATATGTTCCATTGTACAACACATTGATGACATTAACGAGGAGACTTGTAACCAAGCAGGATTAGGTCCGACTGCTACCGAGAATTTACTAGATTGGTTAATCGAAGAATTTACCAATGGATATGACAGACTACCTTTCAGTTGGAAACAAAAGGAACTATTAGTACCTAAAACTGACACTAAAGGAGTAGTTTGTATCACAGGAAAACTCAAAAGCTATAAAACAAAAGCTCAAGCAACACAACACTTAGAAAATATGGGCTATCTTGTTAAAAGCAGTTTGACTAAAGATGTTACAATCTTAGTAAACGAAAGTGGTATAGAATCCGCTAAAACACAGGCAGCCCGAGATAAGGGCGTCATAATAATAACAAACTTAAAAGAAATATAGGAAACCAAAATGGCATTACCAAAATGGACAGACGAAAGAACACAACAACTTGTGGACTTCGTTGGAACAACATCACCTATTTCACAAGCTATGGTTGCAGACGCAGCCGCTGAATTAGAAACTTCAACAAGAAGTGTCTCTTCAAAGCTTAGAAAAATGGGTCACGACGTAGAACTTGCATCTTCAGTATCAAACAGAACTTTCTCTGAAGACCAAGAAGCTACTTTATCACAGTTTGTATCTGATAACTCAGGCACATACACATACGCAGACATTGCATCTTCATTCGAAGGTGGAAACTTTTCTGCTAAATCAATACAGGGCAAGATTCTTTCAATGGAATTAACTGGCCATGTAAAACCAGCTGAGAAACCAGAAGCTGTTAGAACTTACTCTCCCGAAGAGGAAGCTACATTTACTACTATGGTAAATGGTGGGTCTTTTGTAGAAGAAATTGCAGAAGCTCTAGGCAAATCTGTTAACTCTATCAGAGGAAAGGCACTCAGCCTGCTAAGAAGTGGCGATATTAACGCTATACCTAAGCAAAAAGAAACTAAAGGTTCTAGCAAAGCTGACCCTTTAGCTGAAGTTAATGATATCGACAACATGACTGTTGAAGCTATTGCTGACGAAATTGGCAAAACTGTAAGAGGAGTTAAAACTATGTTGACAAGACGTGGTTTAACATGTTCCGATTACGATGGAGCTGCAAGAAAAGAAAAAGCATCTAGCTAAATCTTTTTAAAAACTCTGAGCAGGGGATTATCTCCTGCTCTTTTATCTGGGAGGGTAGACTTTGAACTTAACTTCAGCTCTGTTGAAGCAAATTATTATGCAGGAAGATTTTGAATCTTGGGGCAACCTTAGAGAAAATTATCTTTCAGCTGAGTATCAGTCTCTTTATAGAGTCATGGATACTCACATTAAAAATTTCAGTAGTCTTCCCTCTTTTGATGACCTCAAACTATCCATTCGTGATAGAAAGTTACAAGAAAAAGTATTCGCAATAGAAGCCGTCGAGGTAGATATCGACGCTTGGGTTCTCCTTGAGTACCTAAAAAATGAATACACACAAGTAGAAATACTAGATGAGCTTGATAAGTTTATCGACAAAACTGTAGCTATATCTTCGGCAGAAGAAAACGTTGAAGCAATTCAACAGATTGTTCTAGATGTGGGCGAACGAGTAGACCTCAAAGCTCCCGAAGAAAACATGCAAACAATTCCCTTGTTTGATTCAGAGAAAGACCTTAGGAAGTTCTTACCTCTTGGCCTCAATGATGACTACGACCAAACACTCAAGTTCTCTCCCAGAGATTTGATACTTGTTGGTGGTCGCAGAGGTGCAGGTAAGTCTATCACTTGTTGTAACATTGCTAACAATGTTTATGAACAAGGTAGAAGCGCTCTTTACTTTACCATAGAAATGGACAGCCGTTCTATTCTACAAAGAATGTGTGCCTTAGGTGCTCGTATTCCTATCTCCCGATTAGCTACACGAAACTTGACAACTGTTGAGTGGGATAGAGTAGCAAACTGGTGGGCAGGAAGATTTGAAGGTGGAGCTGAATTACTACCCGAGTTTGCTGAACACAGGGATTTTGACGCATTTCATACTAAACTTCAAACTACTCCTTTACATAAGGATAAGCAAATTGATGTAGTGTATGACCCAGTACTAAGTCTTTCTAGAATCCGTCAGGAATTAGAAAGCAAAGTATCGCAAACAGATTATGGAGTTATTGTAGTTGATTACTTAAACCAAGTAAAACGAAGCAATGCTCCGAGTCGCGGAGGACAATATGACTGGACAGAGCAAATAGAAGTAAGTAAGACTCTGAAAAGTATTGCACAGGAATACGAAATTCCTGTGTTTGCACCTTACCAAACGGATAGCACAGGTGAGGCAAGATTTGCAAAAGGTATTCTTGATGCAGCAGATGCAGCCTTTACATTAGAGACATGGTCACCAGAGGATGAAGCCATTACCTTTAACTGTACTAAAATGAGAAGTGCTAAGATGGAGGGATTCACTAGTGTAATGGATTGGGAAACACTAAAGATAGGACCGCAGTCTACTATGAACCCTAAAGAAAGAGATGAAATTAGAGACAGTTTATCAACAGGAGAAGATATACATGACGCAATATAACGATTTAATTATAAAAAAAGCAAAAGAATTAGAAGCTGAAGAATGGGGTAACCAAGTGCAATACATACATGCTAGTAATGGTATTATGGAGATTGCTTATAACAATGGACTCAAAAGATTCGAAGAGACTAAGCCTAATGGAAAAACATGGACAGAAGGTGAAGAAGATTCAGAAGAAACAATTTTCGAAGCTTTTAGTAGATGGCTTGCAGACCAACGTGGCAAGTGATAGAATAGGACAGAAGTCCGCAGAATTAGTAGGCGTACCACCTTATGAAATAAGAGTAGTTACTACTGACTTTTTATTAGAGCAACCCCAAGTTTCAAAGAACATAATGAATGTTCCTTTAAATAAACCACTGTGCGCTAGTATAAAAGAGAACGGGATTCTTAATCCCTTTCTGTTAATGAAGATGTGGTATCCACTCGCAGGTAGTCAAAGACTAAGAGCAGTGGCGGAAATAAAGAAAGACAACCCGGACTTTAACCTAGCTGTAACAGTGCATAGGTTTTTAGAGGATTGGCACAATTGTTTTTATCTGTGGCCTGACGAAGACTTTAGAAGTAAAGCCATTGCTATCTGGTTTCAAACCCAAGAAGTAGTCTTTAAATCTATACATTACTCGCACGATAAAGATATAGATGAAACCAAAATGACCGAGTATGAAGATATCGGTGAAAAACTGAAATGGAAAAGAGATGAGCATACTAATAACAGCATACGCTCTACTCTTAATTCTATGGATTTTAACGGATTAAAAGAATGAGAGTAGACGAACTGCTACAAGAGCAAAGACTAGAATTTAAAGTTTCAGGACGAGATTTTCTAGTCAAATGCCTTAACCCTGACCACGAGGATAGTAATCCTAGTATGCGTGTGGATAATATCACAGGTATATTTAATTGCTTTGCTTGTGGATTTAGAGGTAATGTATTTAAACATTTTGGTGCTGCGGCAAACTTCCTAGAGATTAAGAGACAAAAGTTGAAAGAATCTATAGATGAAACGCGTTCAGCAAGTATAGGGTTTGAGTTTCCTAAAGGGTTTGCTCCATATGTGGGCAACTGGAGAGGAATCAAACCAGAGACATATAAGCACTTTGAGGCTTTTATGCATCACGACTCGCACTTCAACGGAAGAGTTGTATTCCCAGTTCGTGATATAACAGGAAAGGTGGTAGCTTTCAACGGTCGACATATGACCATGACTGAGATACCCAAATATCTCATCTACCCTCCACAAGCAAAGCTACCACTTTATCCCTCTACAGTTAACCCTATCAAAGGTAGGGTTATCTTAGTAGAAGGAATATTTGACATGATTAATCTTTATGATAAAGGTTTATCAAATGCTATTTGTTGTTTTGGAACACGAAATATAGATGCAGATAAACTTGCCATTCTCAAAATGCAGAATGTAGAAGGAGTAGATATCATGTTTGATGGAGATGAGGCAGGACAAACAGCTGCCGAAGAAGTAAAAGGGTTAGCAGAAAGAGTAGGACTAACCTCTAGGAATATAAACTTAGGAAATCACATAGACCCAGGCGGATTACCAGAGATTAAGGTAGCAGATGTCAGGAGAAGGTTATATAGTTCTTGACATCGCGTTCAGAATTTGATATAATATATATAATAAAAAAAGGAATCACATGACAAATATAGCATTAATAGAATCTAAAACCAGTAGAACTAACTGGGAGGATAGATTTGACAATAATTTTGAGATAGATAGATATGCTCTATGCTCTGATAGTAGTAAAAAGAAAATACTAAAAGCAGACGTAGATATTGATATAGATATAGACGCTTACGAGTGGATTATTGTAGTAGGCTCAGAAGCCCTTAAGTTTTACACTAGTGTAAATTCTATAACAGAATATAGTGGCAAGTGTGTAGACGATAAGTTCTTACCAGTAATTAATCCTGCTATGTTATCCTTTAAACCAGAGGCAAAACCTCTATGGGACAAAAGTAAATCTAACATCATTGATTACATCAATGGAGATTTAAAACAAGTAAAACTAGATGAAAATAAATGTTATGGTATTCAAGACACTAAACAGTTTCATGAGTTTTTACAAGCAGCTATAAACCACCCTAATAAATATGTAGGGTTAGATTCAGAGACAACAGGGTTATACCCAAGAGATGGTCATATGCTTGGTATGAGTATATCATACGAGAAAGACCATGGAGCTTACATAGACACAGAGTGTGTTGATGAGAAAGCAGAAGAGATGCTACAAGAATTATTCGATAAGAAGATAATAATATTTCACAATGCAAAGTTTGACTTAGCGTTCTTCGAGTATCATTTCAACTTTACCTTCCCTAACTTTGAAGATACAATGTTACTACATTACTGTCTAGATGAAGTACCAGGAGGTCATGGGCTTAAACAATTAGCTATGGAACATACTCTTTACGGTGACTATGAGAAGCCTATGTATGACTGGATAGACCAGTACAAGAAACAACATAGAATACTTAAAGCAGACTTTCAATGGGGTGCAATTCCTTTTGATGTAATGAAAGTATATGCAGCAATGGACGCAGTAGTAACACTATTAGTATTTGAGAAGCTATACCCAGCAGTAAGAAAGAATGCAAAGCTATTCAGTGTGTATGAAAACATACTTATACCTGGCTGTAGAATGTTAACAGATATTCAAGACAATGGAGTACCTTTCGATAAGTTAAGACTACTCAAAGGTAGAGACTTAATGCAGAATAATATAGATGAAGCAGTTGAAAAACTATACGAGTTTCCTGCTATCAAGAGTTTCGAGACAGCAAAAGGTAAAGAATTTAATCCAAACAGTACTGTGCAGCTTAGGTCACTACTGTTTGATTTTGTCGGGCTAAAGCCTACAGGCAAAAAGACTGGCACAGGTGCAGACTCAACTGATGCCGAAGTGTTGAAAGAACTATCAGAACAACACGAAATACCTGCACACATTCTTTCTATTAGACAGAAGTCTAAGATTAAGAATACCTATTTAGACAAAATATATCCACAATTAGATAAAGACAGTAGACTGCGTACAGGTTTCAACCTGCACGGCACAACCTCTGGCAGACTATCTTCTAGTGGTAAAATGAACATGCAACAAATCCCTAGAGACAATCCTATTGTCAAAGGCTGTATCAAAGCAGCTCCAGGGCATAAGATTGTTGCAATGGATTTAACAACTGCAGAAGTTTACGTTGCTGCTGTGCTTGCTGATGACAAAAACCTAATGGAGATATTTAAGACTGGTGGAAACTTCCATAGCAATATTGCCAAATTAGTATTTAATTTACCTTGTGAAGCGGAAGAAATTGCAGAGTTCTATCCCACACAAAGACAGGCAGCTAAAGCTGTCACCTTCGGCATAATGTATGGTGCTGGGGCAAATAAAATATCACAGCAAGTCACAGCTGACTCTGGTAAATCTTTTACCAAGAGTCAAGCTCAAGAAGTTATTGATGATTACTTCAAGCAGTTCCACAAACTCAAGAAGTGGATAGACATATCTAGTAAGTTTATTATGGATAATGGATTTATCTATGGTGCTACTGGTAGAAAGAGACGACTACCAAATGTTAAATCTGATAATCAAGGAATACAAAGTCATGAGGTCAGGTCAGGTATGAACTTCTTAGTTCAATCTGTAGCCTCTGACATTAATCTACTCGGTGCTATAGACATGAACGCTTATGTAAAGAGTAATAATATGAAGTCAAGAATCTTCGCATTAGTACACGATTCAATTCTAGCAGAAGTGCCAGATGATGAAATAGAAAAGTATTCAAAAGCATTAGAAGGTTTCATTCAACAAGATAGAGGATTTAGTATCCCAGGAACTCCTGTAGGCTGTGACTTTGATGTTGGTGATGACTACTCGTTTGGGAAGTTTGAAGCCAAGTATGATATATGATAAAATAATATTCCCTATATTTACCTTGCATACAGACGAGATAATGTTTGTAGATGGTATCTTATGGATAGAAAATCAAGTGTTAGACGATACTAATATGAAGGGAGAAACACTTGGTATAAGAAGGTTACAAAGTCCTATGACTAGTATATATCCTTTGAAGTATATGTTAAAAGATATAAGAGCATACCTTGACCATCAAGGTAAATACTATATAGATACTACAGGGCGTTTCTTTAGAAAAATCAAAACAACTAAGGTAAAGTTAAAGTACCACAAAATATTAAGAGTAGAAAAGAAAGATATAGCAAGTGTGCTTTGGGTAAAAGATTGCCCCTTTCCTTTCACTATGGATAGACCGTTAGCAGGTAGCGAAGCATGGGCAGGGCTACTTTATAGGAAGGGACTACCTTGGTTACTATACGATACATCAAGTAAAAAAATGAAAGACTCTTGGAGAAAAATATGAAAGCAGTTATAAGTGATAGAATTTACTTGGAGTTACTTCCTGCTCAACAGAAAAAAATTGATGACGAACTTACGTATGCCATACCCTCGTTTAAGTTCGGTGACCCACCACTCATTATAAAAAATATGGCAATGATAAGACAGGGACTAGTAGCAATACCGGTGGGCAGAATTGACCTAATCCCTGCGGACCACGAGGTTATAGATAAGAGAGTACTAAAGCCAGTAGACTTCCCCGAGTTTAATATGACATTAAGACCGAGCCAACAGTCAGTGTATGACGAGATTGGAGACGGCGGCATAATTAACGCTTGGGTAAGTTGGGGTAAGACATTTACAGGTCTTGCAATAGCTGAAAAGTTGGGTCAGAAAACCCTAGTGATAACCCATACTTTAGCTTTAAGAAAGCAGTGGGAAGATGAAGTAAAGAAAGTTTTTGGAATCACGCCTGGAATTATAGGTAGTGGTAAATTTGAATTAAACAGTCCAATCGTTATTGGGAATATACAAAGCCTGTATAGAAAGATACCTGAGATTAGACAAGAGTTTGGCACTCTCATACTTGACGAAATGCATCATGTTAGTAGTAAGACATTTTCTAGTATAGTAGATAAGAATTGTGCTAAACATAAGATTGGACTGACTGGAACGTTACAAAGAAAAGATGGTAGACATGTAGTCTTTCGTGATTACTTTGGAAATAACGTCTTAAAACCCCCAAAGGAAAACTTTATGATGCCTAAAGTGCATATCTTACCAATAGATATACGCTTCATGGACGGAAATAATATACCTTGGGCAAACAGAATTAATGAGTTAGCTTACAACCCAGAGTACCAACATTCTGTGGCAATGGCTGCGTCATCATACGCGGCTAAAGGTCACAAAGTGTTAGTGGTAGCTGATAGAGTAGACTTCCTTAGAAACTGCGCGGAGCTCACTGGTAGCAACGCAGTTTGTGTGACGGGCAAAGTCCATCACGAAGATAGAGCAGATATAATAGCACAGATTTTTGAGGACAAAGACGTTCTGTATGGGACACAGTCTATATTCTCAGAGGGTATTTCTTTAAATATTCTAAGCTGTTTGATACTCGCAACACCAGTAAACAATGAGCCGTTACTTACACAGCTCATTGGAAGAATAATTAGGGACTATAAAGGAAAACAACAACCGATAGTTGTAGATATAAATTTAATTGGAAAAACAGCAAAGAGACAGGCTAGTCTACGACTAGGCTACTACCTTAAGCAGGGCTATGAAATATCAAGCCTGTAAAGACCTCCGAAAAATATGTCTTGACATCGATTTCAAAATTTGTTATAATATATGATAAAATATAATTGGGAAAAGATAAAAAGTGAGACCAATGGAGATTCTGTTTCTATTCTCACTATAGTTCATTTATTAACATATAAAAGAATTCCTGCAAGTAGGAAAGACAAAACTTATAAATACTTTGGAAAGAGTTTTGTAGGAGATAGCTTTCTCGCCAATCCAAGGCAACTACTAGCAGAAAGGAAAAATTATAGCAATAAAGAAGCTGCCGAGTATATCGCAGTAGCTTCATACCGAAATTATTTTAATTACATACAAACAGGACAGACAACACTAGAGTTGATACATCTACCTGTTAGTGAAAGCATAGTAAATCGCAACAGATTGCTTCGGATAGAGAATGGTCTAGTACACTTTCTATTTGAAGATAACGCTAAATGGAGAACATAATGGCACTAAAATTCGGAGAAGCACAGGGGAGTGCAAAAAAATC